TCTTTAACTTCTTGGCTACATAGAAACTCTTAATGATGTTCGTAACGGTCATTCCAATCTGTGGGGCTTTAAGCTGAACTTGGAGTGGTGATAGGTCATTTAGAATATCCCATAAAAACTTGCGGTGTTTAAACTCTAAAGGAATCCCGGCTTCATTCTTTATCTTATATTTTAGTGTCCATAGTGATGGAAGGTTCTCCATCGCTTGGCTCACTTGTTCCTTTGTGTATTTCATTAAGTTGATTGGTTAATGCTTCTATCTCTGGAGTGTTCTCTGGTATTAAAGGAGTTCCACCTTTGCCTGTCATTTCTGAACGCTTACTGTAATTCTCTTTATCTAATGTTTCTTTAACGAATTTGCTCATATCAGCTACAACCTTTAAAGCCTTATCATCACTAATCCCTAATGCTAGTATTGCTTCTATATTACGGTCAGCTAACATAAGCTTCCTATCTCTTTTCCATCCTTCTATTTTATCGCTAATATTAAGATAGTTACTGGAAGTCCACGTATATAAGCTTGATTCTGGAATTCCGCAAACATTAGCAGTAGTTTTTATGTCATTACCATCTAATATAGATTGCTTAATCTTTCTAAGCATTTCTGGGTCTTCAAGAATTGGTTCTGGTCCTGGGGTCTTTCCTGCCATATATATCTTTTAAATTAGTTATCTTAAATCTGCGGTCAAGTTTAATTAATTAGAATGTTTTTATCTTGCTAAAACTATTGCTAGTGCCTTGGGCTAAACCAGTAGTATTAGCCAGTGAGGTTGTTCCGGTCAAGGTTGAATATGTCCCACCAACACCAGCGGTAGCATTTGTACTGGTACACAGTGCCCAATTGTTGTAAGGCTGATACCAAGTCTGATGGTAATAGGGTTTCTCTATGTAGCGGATAGTTTCAGTTATGGTTTTAGTATTATTCTTTGAAAGTTGTTCAACTAATTCCCTTAGGAACTTGATTTCACTTTCTAAACTCTTCTTATCTCTTTCGTCAATATCCTCTTTTGAGAAAAGTATTTCTCGTGCTTCGTCTTGGGTAATTATTTTATTTAGAACTAGGTTTACTAATTCATTACTATCAGGCAGTCTACCCAACCGCCAACTAATCTTCTTCGTCATATTTTGTGATATTGACCGCAGATTTTAAATAACTATGATTTTTTAATATCTCTTAAATCTTTTTCTTGTTCTTTTGCCTCTTTCTTTAAGCCGGCTTTTTTAAGTTCAGGGATTATTCTTAAATGTTCAGCCATTGCCTTCTTCTTAGGCATACAATATTTCTTTTCCATATAGTTAAATTATTGACATCTTCTCGGGGAATATCTTGTAGTATAGATTATCGGAAGGCTGTAAGATATCTCTCTTAAATATTTTTGAGTATTGCTTGTTATTAAATCTACCGTCCTTATCACATCTTAATACGTCTATTTGTCCGCATATTTTGCATCTAGTTCTAATACCGTCAGGGGTTTCGTTGATTACTGTTATATCGTGGACAGAGTTTATGTTGTCACAAGGTTTCATATTATTTTACTAAAGCACAAATTCCTTCACCGTCAGCGTCTATAAAATTGTATTGTTTCCCTTCATAAGAGATAACGTCAATTTGCCACGCCTTATATAAAATCTTATCTCCAACTTTAAATCCCTTTACCTTATCACCAATAGCTATAATAGTTCCGCATTCTGTTGCTGTTTCTTTTGAAGATAAGTCTAGGTTTCCTGCTTTAGGTTTGTAAATCTCAATTTGTAATTTGTTGTTTAGGGGGATTATCTTCATATTATTTTGTTTCTTTAGTGTCAGTTATAAAGCAGTGGCTAGTAATAAATAGAGAA